CGGGTTATAACAAATCATTTTGCTAGACCAAAGAAAGGCGATATTGTAAAAGTAACTCTTGAGTCAGGTCTAGATTATGAATTTAATTGCAGAAGAGCAAAATCTTATCTTGGTATTGTAAGACACACATCTGAAAATGATTTTAAACCCGTGAATGAAAAACAAAAAGAAGTTTGTGATTCTATGGAGAGTTTATTTAAATCTGTTAGCTTTACTAGTGTTGGTAGTATAAGCACAAGCTACAAAGAACACTTTGAGCCTTCAATTGGTCCATTATCAAATCCTTTGAGTGGTTATCCGGTGTCTGATAATTTTTATAATAAAAGAGGTAGTGGTATTCACGGAGGTTTAGATCTAGGAGCGGAAGTTGAAACTCCGATTAGAGCAATGCACGATGGTACGGTATCTATTAGAGCTTCAAACTGCAAAGACAATTTTTCTAATCTAAAATCTGTGGATGGAAAACTTGTTGCAATAGCAGAAAAAGACTGTGGTAAACAGCCAGATGGCACTTACAAGGGCTCTCGTGGAGGAAATTTTATAAGACTTACACATCCAGATGGGTGGTTCACATCTTATATGCACCTTTCAGGAAAAGAGTTGACAGCAAAATCTGGTGTATTTGTCAAGGCTGGAGACATAATTGCATACTCTGGAAACACAGGAAATAGTTCTGGTCCTCACCTACACCTTCAGTTACATAGAAGCAATGGTGATAAACTAAATCCAGCTTGGCACATTGGAGAAGCCGCTCACGCTGCCGCAACTGCCGCTAGAGAAGCCGAACTGTCTTCTGCAGTTGTGGAATCATCTGCGGCGACTGCTAAACAAACTTCAAAACACTCATAATTTAAAGGATTAAAACAATGGCACAATCAAGAACTAAAAGCATAATAGATCCTAGTAAGTTTTCTGGTACTCGTCGTAAAGAGGCAAAAAGAATCCAGAGAGAAGTAAAAGACTATATGGAAAGCAAAGATGCTGGCGGTTCTCCTCTTGTACCAAGACTAAGCGGCTTACTAAACACTGAAAAGCTAGACATTAACGTTTATTATGCAGCGAGCCCAAACGAACATGTTATCCAGCACAAAGGCGCTTTTATAACTTTTGGAGCAGATAAACCTACGGGAACTGCCAGTGGTTACGGTGGCAAAGGAGCTATGGGGGCTAATAGAATTGATTTAGTGGTTGGGAGGCAATCTATGGGTAAGCCTGATGATGGCACAAATACAGACAACAGCTTTCAGGCTGATGCTGCAAGAATTTACATTTCACAACTTACCGATATTGATGCAAACTTTGGTATAGATCCGGGCAAATCTGGTTACATGGAACAACGTTCTGGTATTGGTATCAAGGCTGATGGTGTGAGAATCATCGGTCGAGAGGGTGTTAAAATAGTTACAGGCAGAATGCAAGCCACTAATGAAAAGAACTCTCTTGGAGGTAAGATGCTTCCTGCTCCTACTATCGAACTAATTGCTGGAAACAACACAGAGCCCCGACCAGCAGCAGGAACTTTGGGTGCTTTCTTTGGCGAAGACGAGATGTATGATCCGCTACAAGGTGTTGGTATGGGCAACAATCTAGTAAAAGCATTTCAAGATTTGATGTTCTTGTTGCAAGATGTCATTGGTGTTGTAAGAAAAACTAAAGCTAATCAAAAGCTTCTAAATATAGCAATTTCTGCTGCTGCCTCTTTACCTCCTGCTATTGCAGGACCTCTAATATCTGCAGCGTTCGCTCTATACAGCACAAGAGAAGTGACCACATCAATAGATTTGTGGCGAGCCAACATAGATGCCACACTATTTGACATAAATTATTTACAACCAATTGGGTTTCGTTATATCGAAAGTAGAAATGTCAAGACAACCTAATTATTTGAGAGCATAAAATGTCAAATCCTTCACCTTTCCTGCGCTATCAGGATAAAAATGGCGATTTTCTAATTGATGATTGCGAAGTAGATCTACCCGGACCAATCGAGAAAGTATGTCTCGATTGCAAACCGAATCCAAAAGCAATAGTCCAGAATTGGAAAACAAGCCTAAACACACCATTTCTCAATGAGAAACTTTGTTTATATCAAGTTGGCGTTAAAACTTCGCACAATGATACTGGTGGTAATGAAGGCATTGTAGACAGGTTTGAAACCTACAAAGAAGAAGCGATTGAATTGTTTCTGGATGAATACCAGAAGGCAGTCAGTTTTGAAAACATAGAGGCTTTGCGTGAAGCAATAACTTATGATTCTGACAAAGATTTTGATCTTGAAGCAAGAGCAAACTCTACTTTATCTCTGTTGTATTCAGTGCCCTTTGATGCCATTGGGGGCTTAGAGGAAGCAGATGACGATGACGACGAAGAGGATGATGAAAGAGAGCCGATAGAGGTTACTTACCTAGCCTCAGAGTTGCCGGTCTTGCTTACAAGAGTTCGTAAAGGAATCAATCTTTACTCTAGGTATGTCAAAGTAGAATCAGTCATGAAAGGCGCAAGCCTTGTGTTTGACGAAACCCGTTCAGTTTTTAATATTGATAAATATGGTGACTCTGGATTTGGCAGAAGCAGCGAGATGGCTAGAGTCCTAATTGAGTTAGATAAGTTCTTGAATCGTAGAGGATTCAACATTGTTGGTGCAGGTAGTTTTGGTTTTGGCAAAGACAGAGTTATAAAATTAAAACTTGGATTTACTAAAAACTTTAAACTAAGGAAGTTATCAGTCTTCTCGCTAGGCTGTAGAGAAAAGCCAAAAGTTTTCAAAGGAAATAAATTATCAGCGCTCAATAGGGTCGATGTATTCAAAGATCGTACAGCGATGGCTTACTTCGCACAATTAGCTGATATGGAAAGAGATCTCACGGCACGTAATCCAAAAAACTTTGTTGATTTTATTCAAGATTACACATACCCTACTGTTGCTTTTCTAGACGCAGAAGAGATAGTAGAGGGCGATTCTAGTTGTGTTGCTGATAAGATCAGAGAAAACATACAGGGTCTTGGTCAAGAACTGGTTAATGATGTCTTGGGTATTGGCGACATTTTGGCATACCAGTTCCACAAGCAATTGTGTAGAGATGACGAAGAACAGCAGGATCTAGTTGATCAGTTTGGTGAAAGATACAAGCCAGTAGAGGAACTTGTCATTTTTGGAAGCAAGAAAAAAGGCAAGGAATCAATTTTCAGTAAGGGTAGTAGAAATGCTGTGAAAGCAATGGCTACCCAACAGGCATTTGAAAAACTACAAACAAACCCAAATGTGTTTGTTCAGTTATGTGCTGAAATGCTCATAGGAGCGTCAGGCTTAGGTGGCAAGTTTGCGGCGAGAGATTTATGGGATAGTTCTTTTGATAGAATGAAACTTTGTGGTCTTCTTGATTTCTTGCTTGACGCTCTTGGCTGTTTGTGGGGAGGCTTGGAATTAGAAGAAGCCCTCACAATTGCTTTGACAAGTGCCCTAAAGGCAATGGGTATAGAAAATTTTGGTATCCTTTTTGCTGGGCTACCACCAGAAGAGCAAGCTGAACTAGATGCCTTAGTCAAGAGAAAATTGGCAGAGGCAAAACAATCTGCTGGAACAAGACAAACAGCAGCACAAGATCAAGAAAGAAATTCTGTTGATGCAGATGCAAGCGTGTTTGGTGATGTAAATTTTGTAAAACCCTTTGAAGATCCAGTTTTGCTTGAACAAGAAAGAGCCTCTCGCACTCCCGGTCCTTATGAGGGAACAACTGTGTCTACAGGTGTTTACGAAGCTCAGAGCAGTAACTTTGGTCATCGCCCGAGGCTGGGAACCGAATATGATAATCCGCAACAAATATCCGGCAATCAAACTCCCGCTGCAGATGCCATCAATAGTGTAGCAAAAAGAGCAGAACAGACATTCTCTGCTGACTCCATAATGGAAGCATACATTTTGGCATTGATTGAGTACTATTCAGGAAGATTGTTAGATCTTGTAGATAAGCTAAATGAATTTCCCGGTGCAGAAATTATCAGTAAGATTCTTGCTGTGGCTGATTGTCCTCGTCCGCCTCTATTCACTCCGAGTATAATGGACTTCCTAAAGGATGTCGAGCTTCCATTCTGTCGAAACATAGGCGATATTGCTTTGCCAAAGTTATTTATTCCAAAGATAAATTTTGCAGAAATTATTAAAAGAATAGTTGAGGCTATCAAAGAAGCAATTATTCAAGCAGTTCTAGAGATATTAATCAAGTTAATGGTTAAGATTTGTGAGATTCTTGGTGAGGCAATCTGTAAAGCACTTGAAACAGCAGGCAACATTATTGGAAGCCTACCGGGATTGGTTACAGGTAATACAACGATTAGAGATATTGTAAGAGAATCTATATGTGGACCCAATGCTTCGGATGAAGATGTAGACAATTCTATTGCTTCCATGTTTGAGACACTTGGTGGCGCTGGTGCCAACCTTGCAAATAAAGATAGAGTTCTAGAGCTTAACGAGGCGATTGCTTCATCATCAACAAGACAAGAAATTATTGATGCTTCACTTGGTAACCCATCACAAGAATTCCTATCCATAGTTGACACAATTATAGAAGTCCAGTTCCCAGATTTCAGAGAGGCTATGCCAAATAGAAGTGCGATTGGCTCTTTCTTTACCAATTTCGGCAATCTTTTGCCGTCAGAAGTCAAAGATGAATTGGATAACATAGCAAATCAAACTTATGAAAATCTTGATCTTCCGGCTAATCCCACGTTATGTGCAACTCCAGATCAAATAGAAGAGTTCTGTTCACTACGTGCAGAAATCCTTGCAGGAAGAGCATCCGACGAGCAGATTGCAACTCTCTGTACTCGTCCTACAGATGATTTTGAGACCCTTAATAACGTATTACAAGATGGCATTCCAGCCACAATTATGAATAACCTTCCGCCGCTATTGTCTGATCCCGGTTGTAACAATGGGCTGTTTCCATATGAGCCGGAAGAATTACAGCAAGCTGCATCAGCAGGCTTGTCCGCAGACTTAGATAATTTGAAAATAGCCTATTCGTATGACATGCTAGGTAACGGACCCGGAGAAAAGAACTGGGGTTACGTCAATATGATTCTTTGTGACACGATGGCAAGACCTTTTACTAACCATGCCAGACTTGTTAATAGGTTCGCCATATTTGGTGCTAAGAAATATGTTGATTTCTATGTTGATAATAAGGACAGTTCAGACGGAGACGAAGACGTTAATTATGCAAAGACCGCGCGCCAAAGAGGTGCTTTCCCGGTTTATGTTGGAGAGTGGCAGAACACCTATTGGGGCATAAACTCTGGAGAATTAACCGTAAATGAACCAACAAACGCTATCACAACTAAAAAGACAAAATTTGTAGAAAGCAAAGATGATATAACGGCACTACCAGATTTTGGATATAACATAGGAATAGAACCAGTTGAGGATGGCTATAACATTATTACTCGTCGTCGTAAAGCAATTCCAGAACTTACAATGACCTATCGTGACAATCGAGCAGGTAACGGTAATTCTGATGGAACTGTAGACTCAATGGGCATTGGTGATAGATTCGAGTTCTATTTTGGCGAAGTTCGTAATGGCATAAATATAAAAAATAGTAATGTGAGAGTAAAAATTACTCAATTGCTGAACTATGGCAATTTATCGGCAGATGTTGCAGATACTATTAATAATCAAAATTCTAAAGGCTCTGAGACCGCACCTGCCAAGCCCGTAGCCGATAGCGCGATTATTGAGAATCAAAATTATGAATTTATTGGCATTGATTCTGGAATCGATGAACTCTTACAGTCTGCTCGTAGAATGTCTGGAGATAGAAATAAATTTGCAAATTTCGAGGCTTCATTCCAAGCTCTATCAGATGAATCTCCATTGGTTCTAATGGTTTCAGATATCCTTGACATAGGCACTCCCGCCGCGAGGTCATATTGGCAAAACACAATCCAAACCTTGGCTTCTAATTTTGGAAATAGAGTATTCACAAACGATAATCCCTCTTTCCTCTACGGTGCCAAGCCAGACTCTTTAACTTCAGAGTTGGCAGAATACGGTGTTGAGCAAGACGGAGTCTTTAAACCATATTCGGAGGCAACATTTACAGATGAAGACGGCATCGAGCAGCCATTAAGAAATTCTGATGGAGTAATGGGCTTGAGTCGAGACCAGTATGAAAATGGAGATAATGCGAGGGTATTTTATCTCGACCCGGCACAATTTGGTGGAACATACACCAATCCAAAAGTATACGTTAAACCAGTTGATGCAGAAGGAATATTGGGTCTTGTGAATGTTATGTTCCCTGAATTAAGTCCTTGTAAACCATACAGAACAGATCTTGTAGATTTTGGAGACATAGCATCAAAGATCTCAACAAGTTACAACAATTATCCTGATGATCCGAGATTAGCAGGCGACCCTGATTGTATTGTAGAAAGACCCTTTGACCGTGTGCTTGGACGATCATCAAAGGCTGGTATTGAGGGAGCTATTTCCGCTGCTTGTAGAATTTATGCTTCAATGCACTTTCTTAAGACAATCAATACTTTTGCAATGTTCAAACCAGATTTTAATACAACTTTGAGTTCAGTTTACGCCTCCTTTATTCTTGAGGATATGGAAAAGAATATGAAAGACTCTCAAGGTCAATTGGCTGAGCTTTTCAATCCTTTCAAAGACGATGAATTTTGGTATGCATTCTTGGAGCAAGCTGTTCAAACGTATTTCAATAAAATACAGTCTGGTTCAATTATAGATATACCAACAGATGTTGAGAGTGCTTTAGAGAGAATCGCTGCTGCCCAGAACAGATACAAGTATCCTAATCGCAAAGATCTAAAGAACGCTAAAAAACTTGGAGAAGCACCATTACTCCAAGGTCTTACACAGTATAGAGAAGACGAAAATCTTGCTGCTGTTAAATCTGTAGAAGATGATTGTAAAATAATACTAAAAGAGTTTATGATTGAAGAAGTCAATTTTATTTCAAACGTATTTTATAAGAACATGGTTGAAGAAAAATTCATAGATAAGAATAACTATGTGACTAACATCCACTATCATATATTGACAGAACTAACATATGGCTCACAGTTAAAACTGAATCAAGAATTGAGAGAAGAAGTTGCTTCCCCAATCACGGCTGGTCAATCAGATTACACAGACGGCGACGAGTTTGCTCTAGAAGATGGAACGCCATACGTTGGATACTACCACGCTATGGAAGATGATGAAGGCGATCTGGTCTTTATGGTTGGTGAAGAGCACGGCGACGACGATAGGCTTTTGAGACCATTCGCAAACAAGGTGATAGTTCCAATTGGAGATATAGACGGCGCAAGTGGAGATCCAACTGCTCCGTTCAAGATCAGAAAGTACATTAGAAGGAATCTTGGAGCACCAGAAGAATATTCTACCGAACTTATAAAACAAATAAGAAATGATGGTGGAGATAGATTAGTATCCGAAGTTTATCCCGGTACTCTTCAGTATGTCTATGACGGACAGAAGACAAGAGAAGGAAGCGTAGCACTTGATCCTGATGCGCCCGGTAGACCTATCGTTGGTCTTCAAGGTGAACTTGGTCTACGCTATGGTTTGGAGTTCTCAACTACTTCTGGCGACGTGATAGCAACTGCTGAAATTGATGTACTAGACTTGCCTCTGAACTTGCTCAAAGGACTTGAGGGTAACAGCAAAGAACTGCTCTGCCTAATCAACAAGTTAATAGACGACCCAAATTACAAATTATTTATGGAATATGCAATTCCAGTCAAGCAGATTCTATCTGCAATTGCAATTTACAACGATGTGTCATATCTAAATTCTATTGGAGAACTTACCAGTGGAGCCAAAAAGAGTGGGGAAATTGGTGATGGAACTGCATCTAATACTAATAAGCCGGGTATGGCTGTTGAAGAAGATGGTACAACTTCTGTAAGTGCTCCCGGCTGGTTACCAAGGGCTGAGCGCGGAGGTTTCAGTCCGTTTGTTCTTACTTGGGACGAGTGGTCAAAAGAGACATTACGAAAATCAGATACTGTCCTCAAGAAGATGTTTAAATCATATTATTATTCTAGAGAATTTGGTAAGCAAGAGAAGCCAGATGCCACTGGTGCTCAGGTCGCTATACAAAATCTAAAAGAAAAATTTAAGTTTGCTCCCGGTGCGAGAACTGTGCCTTGGTGGCATCGTCGCACCAGTAACCCATTTAACGCCAAGGGTCAACTATGCGAGAGAAAAGAAGATGACTAATTATAAAGTGAGGGACAATTAATGGCTTCTTTGGCACCTAAACTTCCACTTACTTTGGATTCTGGAGATGGCTATACATCGATAAAAACTTTAAAAACTCTTATTAAACAAAATTTCAAAATGTTAATTTTGACAAATCCCGGTGAGAGAGTAATGGATCCAGAATTTGGTGTAGGAATAAAATTATTTTTATTCGAGAATTTTCAAAGTGATGTTTACGCAAGAATAGACTCAAGAATCAAAGATCAGACACAGAGATATTTACCAGTTATTGAGATAACAAGCATTGAGTTTGGTGTAGCGGAAATAGAAAACAACAGTCTGGGCTTAAGAATAGAATATATTATACCTGACATCGCTGCAAGAGATTTGCTGGAGTTCACTATTTAAGTTGAGGTAAACTGAATGCCAAAGCATAACAACAAAACGCCCTCTATAAACTATACTAATAGAGATTATGGGAGCATTAGAGAGGATTTGAATCAGATAGCAGAACGATTCTATCCCGATACATTTCAAGATTTTAGCGAGGCTTCTTTCGGCTCTATGATGCTGGATGCAGTTGCTTATGTTGGTGACCAGCTTTCTTTTTATCTAGATTACAATGTTAATGAGTCATTTCTAGATACCTCCTATCAGTTAAACAACATTATTCGCCATGGCAGAATAATGGGATACAAAAACTCAGGACGCCCTTCGACATACGGTACGGTTGCTATCTATGTTCTAGTCCCAGCCTCAACAAGTGGTATAGGTCCGGACAACAGATATATACCAATCATAAAGCGAGGCACAACTTTTTCTTCTGCAAATGGCTTAGGATTTGTTTTGACTGATGATGTAGACATGGCAAAAACCACGAATCCAATAGTGGTAGCTAGAACAGAGCCAACTACAGGCGCTCCAACTTTTTACGCCATTAAGTCATATGGAAAAGTGGTATCTGGGTTTTTCAACACTGAGACGGTAGAAATTGGTGCGTTTCAGAGGTTTAGAAGGGTTCAGCTATCAGAGTTAAATGTATCAGAAATAATCAGTGTTTTAGATTCAGACGGTAATGAATACTTTGAAGTTGAAAATCTTTCTCAAGATACGATATTTAAAAAACTAACAAATAAAAATTATAAAAATGATAATGTGCCATCTGTCTTAAAGCCACTTCTTGTCAATCGAAAGTTTGTAACTGTTTTTGATAACAACGGTGTCTCTTTACAGTTTGGTAGCGGGGACGAATACGCAGGTGATGTTGTGGCAGAGCCGCAAAGTCTTGCTATAGATGTATTTGGCAAGTCTTACGTTACAGACACTTCTTTTGATCCTAGCACTCTAGTATCAAATAAATATTATGGTATAGTTCCACAAAACACAACATTGACAATTTTGTATAGACAAACAAATCCAACAAACGCCAATGTTGCAGCAAATTCAATTAACACAGTAGGGAACAGGATACTAGAGTTTGAAGATGTTTCGGTGCTTTCGGCACCAGTTGTGCAATCAGTTAGATCCTCCCTTGAAGTAAATAACGAAACACCAATTGCCGGAAACGTATCCAATCCCAGTTCGGCAGAAATAAAACAAAGAATTTATGACACATTTCCAACTCAGAACAGAGCCGTAACTCAAAGAGATTATGAAAATCTAGTTTATAGAATGCCATCTAGCTTTGGGTCGATTAAGCGTTGCTCAGTTCAAAAGGATCCAGATTCACAAAAAAGAAATCTTAATGTGTATGTCATATCAGAAATTCCAGAAGGCAAACTCGAACAGACAAATAACACAATTAAAGAAAATATAAAAACTTGGCTTAATCATTATCGGATGATTAATGATACAGTTGATGTTCTTGACACATTTATCATCAATCTTGGAATTAATTTTGTGATTAAACCAGAGATGAATGCAAATAAATTTGATGTCCTAAATAACTGTGTAGCTGCATTAGCAAATGAGTTTTCAACACCACTCTTTGTAGGCGAGCCTCTTTCAGTCTCAAAAATTTTCAATGTCTTGAACAACGTGCCCGGTGTTAATGATGTTGTTAAAGTTCAGTTTGTAAATAAAACATCATCAAATTATTCTAACGTATTTTTCTCAATAGCAGAAAATATGTCACCAGATGGAGATTCTTTGGTTTGCCCAAAGAATGCAATATTTGAAATTAAGTTTCCCCAAGTAGACATCAAAGGTAAGTTAAGATAATGGCTATTAGACGTTATGTGGCAAGTGCCGATAATACAATTACAAATGCCTTCAAAGATGGGCTAGGAGTAAGAGCAACTGGCTCAAACATGGGTCAGGCAGATGTTAGTGAAGTTTTTTCAATTTATGGACGCGCTTCTTTGACTTCTTCGGAACTCTCTCGCGTTCTTACCCAATTCAGCGTATCTACAATATCTTCAGATAGAACAGCCGGTGTAATTCCTGCTTCTGGCAGTGTGAGTTTTTACTTGCGTCTATACAATGCTGAAACTTCTCAGACTGTCCCAAAAAACTTCACAGTAGTAGCACAAGCAATTTCAAGAGCTTGGAATGAGGGCGATGGTTTAGATTTGGAGAACTACAAAGACATTGGTAAATCAAACTGGGTTTCAGCATCTACTACCACTGCATGGAGTTCGGCTGGTGGTGATTATCATGAAACTCCTGTGTTTACTCAGACTTTTGATAGCGGTTTGGAGGATTTAGAAATAGACATTTCTGATCTTGTTGAACAATGGATCGATGGCACAAAAGACAACTATGGTATCGGTATAAGACTTACTTCCTCAGTAGAAAGCGACACAACATCGTATTACACCAAGCGCTTCTTTGCGAGAGGCACACAATACTTCTTCAAGAAGCCTGTAATCGAAGCTCGTTGGAACTCTTCAACACAAGATGATAGAGGCGACTTCTACATGTCTTCTTCTCTCGCACCAGCAGCAGACAACCTCAACACACTCTATCTTTACAACTACGTTCGTGGCCAATTGACCAACATCCCAGCGATTGGCACAGGAGAAATCTACGTCGATCTTTACCAGACCCTCGGCGGCACCGCATTAACGCAAGAAATCAACACACCAGCAACAGGCGGCTATGTGTCAACAGGCATATACTCTTGCTCAGTTTGTATCACAGGAACCTACACAACCTTACGTGATGTTTGGTATTCTGAGGGCACTGAATATTTTACGGGAACAATTTCTCCTCAAACCTTCGGTGCTGCTGCTGTATCAACTGGTAACAACCGTTACATCACAAAGATCAAGAATCTTAGAAACAAATACTTCTCTGAAGAGGAAGCACGCTTCAACGTTTATGTCCGAAGCAAAAACTGGTCCCCAACTATTTACACAGTAGCGTCAAGTGAAATAGAAAATACTATTATTCCTAGCGCATCATACAGAGTTTATAGAGTCTTAGATGGTTACAATGCTATTCCACACGGCACAGGATCAGAACTTCAAACACTCCTTTCTTACGATGTCTCAGGAAATTATTTCAACCTTGATATGTCCTTGCTTGAGCCCGGCTATGAGTATGGCATCAAGCTTGCGTTCTATGACTCTCAACGCCAAAGCTGGCTTGAGCAAGACCAGAAATTCCTATTCAGAGTAGAAGATTATGAGTACTAGAGATTTATTCGAGCGTTCAACAAACTACGTTTCAGACACAAACCAGAAAGATGCTTTTACTGACGCAGAGTCGTCAAGAAACGTAGCCGCTATCTCTGAAAAGCAGAATACTTTCGAGCCACAGATAGATTACAATGATCCTCTCTCTTTTGCTCGTTTTGGTTCTGCCGAGCTTTACTACCAGTCTGCTATCGATCGTATCATTGATTTCTATCCATACGACGGGTCTGACGCAGAATACAACGAGTTTTACAACAAGTCTCTGGATATTGAGAAATTTATATTCAATACTCTCTATCCTCGCACCAACGGATACGTCAACTTTTCAAACTCTTACATCTCTTTCAAGGGCGGTCCACACACAATCAGTTCGACTTCTACGAAGGGACTGTTTAAGGATCCAAAGTCTTCCCAAAGAGAGACTGCCAATATCTACGATGAAGATTTATACACTACTGAGGGTTTGCCATCTGATTACGGTCAGGGAACCAGAGAGTCGAACCTAAAGTGTGATTTCCAAAAGGGTGTCACTATTGAATTCTGGCTTAAGAATCATGAGTTGGGTGCTGGCGAAAAAAGAGCAATCTTTCATCTCACCAACTCTTCTGGTGGTGACGAATTTACCTTATATCTTTCTGACTCTGCTGGCTCACCTTTCTTTGCCACTCTTAGCGCCTCGCACTCTGATATTTTTGGAGATGAACAAATTGGTTCCACTCCAGATACCTCATCTATAGAAAACTGGAATCACTATGCTGTCTCGTTCAAGAGCGCAAGTGCTGGTATCACAACCAAGTTCTACCTCAATGGTGTTCTCGATCAGACAACAACTCTTGGTACCGACGGTGTAAACACTCTTACACAACCAGAGACCCTTGCTTACATTGGCTCTGGTTCTCATGATGAAGGGCACCTTTATTTCTCAGGTTCTATGGACGAGTTCCGTTTCTGGAAAGTTGAGAGAACAGCACAAGAGATCGGTAGAAACTGGTTTGGTCAAGTCAGAGGCGGTTCTAACACCGACATTTCTAACACTACCCTTGGGGTCTACTACAAATTTAACGAGGGCATAACAGGCGTAGAGGCGACAGATAAGATAGTTTTGGACTACTCTGGTCGCATTTCTAACGGTACCTTCACCGGCTACACCACAAGCACTCGTAACACTGGTTCTGCAATTGTATCCGCAAGCGCTGCTACAAGCGAGTACCTTGACCCTATCATTTATGCTACCCATCCAAGCGTATCTAGTCTCAAAACAAGTCTCATAAGCAAGGGTGCAGACCATGACATGCGCAATAACGCGGCTTTTGCGACTTTCATGCCAAGTTGGATCATGGAAGAGCACGAGGACCTTGGAAACACCAACTTCAAGTACCTAAGTCATATAATTGGTACATATTTTGACAAATTATACCTCCAAATCGAGGCTGTTTCCACTTTCAAATCACCAATTTACACCAGTTCCTCCTATAAACCAATCCCATTTGCGAAGCACATGCCAGCTTCTTTGGGTCTAGAAACACCAGAAATCTTCGTAGATGCGACTGTTATGGAGAAATTTCTCAATAGAAACGAATCCGAAGCCTTCGAGAATGACCTAGAAGAAGTTAAAAACCTTATTTATCTTAACCTTTACAACAACTTAACTTACATTTTCAAGTCAAAGGGTACCGAAAAGGCTGTTAGAAACGTTCTTCGCGCTTTCAACATCGATGATAAGCTAGTAAGATTCAATACTTACGCTAACAACTTCACATATGAACTTGAAAATAATCTAAAACAGACAACTTTGAAAAAGTCTTCTGTTAATTTCAACAACAAAGACCATCTTGGTGCGGTTGTTTACTCGTCTGGTTCTACTGATTCAACACAATTGGGCTACATTTATGGCTCTGGATTGGATTCTCACGAACTTCGCTACGGATTGACCCACGAAGTTGACGTTATATTCCCCAAGTTCATCAAGCTTATCGATACTTTCGATCGCAATTTCACAAGAGTATCGCTATTCGGTCTTCACTCTGCTAGTGCTGATACAGCAGGGACCGATGTATACGACCCAAGCTTCTACGTTTATGCCGAGAGAGACGAGAACTACTCAAAGAATGTAAAATTTGTTCTTTCTTCTTCTATGCTCACAAGCGAAATCTCAAGTAGCCTCTTCCACGGCGTCTATGATGATGAAGATTGGAATCTTTCAGTTCGTATCAAGCCGGATAGTCTCGGACTAACAGGCTCTGTTGAAGGTGTAGCAGCCTCTGGTTACACCCTAGAATTCTCAGGATACAATCAGAGGCTTGGAGAGATCAGAAACAGCTTCAAGGTAACCGGTTCAGCAACAAGTGCAGAAGATCTTCTCAAGTCTCCAAAGAGAATCTTCGTTGGTGCTCATAGAACAAACGTCACAGGTGCGTTACAATACAAATCAGATGTTCTTGTAACTGCTACAAGATACTGGACGAAATACCTTGACGAAATTTCTTTACAGCAACATGCGTTTGATTTTGAAAATTATGGAATTGTTAGTGCCAGCCAACATTTATCTGCTTTAGACAACGATAACAACAAAACATTAAACCGTCACACGCTCGCTCTCAACTACGAGTTCGGCAACGTAACTGGCGCTGATGGAACAGGCGGCTTCTCGGTCACAGATATCAGTTCTGGATCTACCGAGGCTAGAAGCGGAGAATACGGAGAACTAGGGGCCATCTCTGGCTATCTATACCCCGGCGTTGGATTTGGTTTCGAGGCTAACGCAACCGACGTTGTTCTCAAAAAAGAAGTCAACACGCATCAGTTTATCAACCCAGAGTTGGTAATCGGGGACAATCTTGTTCAGATCAGAACAGATGACGATAAACTTTTTGATTCTGTTGATACAATTCCCAACTACCACCACGTTCTTGAAAAGAGTATGTATAACGCAATCTCCGAGGAGATGTTAAACTTCTTCGCAGGCGTTAATGATTTCCATAACCTAATTGGACACCCTGTTCATATGTACAGGATGGAGTACAAGGGTCTCAACAAGCTAAGAGAAGTCTTCTTCCGCAGAGTCACAAACGTCACAGAAGTAGAACGTTTCGTAGATTACTACAAGTGGTTCGATGATGCTGTATCTCAGATCATTGGGCAGCTTATCCCAGCGTCTGCTGAATACACATCAGATATTCTAAACACAGTAGAATCACACGTTTTGGAGCGTGCTAAGTTCCAACACAGAATCCCGATGATGGCTTTCACTTCTTCAACCGAGGGCGTTGCTTTCGGTGCAGAAGAGTTGCGCTACAACTGGGATAGAAACCACGCCCCCGTAAGCGGATTAGAACGCGATAACTCAAACTGGTGGAAGGAGCGTGCTGAGCGTGCTGGTACAATTTCTTCTGGTGATGCTGCTGTGGACTCCGACAGAACTCAGATTCGCAATGTTAGCACAAACCAGACTAATGGCGGTGTTGGTAGAAGTTTCACTAACGCAGGCGTCAAATACTCACGCTCAAACTTCAAGTACCGCACTCTATCCAAGGGTCAAGTGTTCGAGTCAAAGAGAATAAGAGAAATCAAGGGCGGCGTCAACTTTACAGACGACAAGGACATTCACTACACCTATACCGCTCTACATCCCGCAGGTCCAATAAACCAAACCGACAACATCTTTATTCCAAAGAACGTTCTTCTCGGATTTACAGATGATCTTGTTGCTCTCGAAGACACAAGCGATCCTCCCGAGAACCCAGCAGCTAAGGTCAAGAGAAACATTCTCGTTCAACACGGTCGCGATTGGGAAGATGGACTCGGCTACAAGAACGTTAAATCATCAAAGGCATTCCCATTCAACATCGTCTCTTCCTCTGTTCGTTCTGGCTACAACGCGCATGTTATCGCGAGAGCAACAGCAAGCATTGAAATCACAAACCTCCACAACGATGTCTATGGTCCCGACATGGAACGCCCAATGCAGGGTCCGTTCACTAACTACGCTGTTGGTGGGCATCAATCTCGTCACATCAAACTTAACACTGGTGGAGACAACTACCTAAACCGCCCTGAGGCTTGGAAGATTGCCCTAGGCAAGTGCCCCAACACTGACGGTGCTATCGGCATGGTCGGCGCAGATTACCCTTACCCCGAAGCCAACGAAGAAGGGCAAACACCATACCCCATGACTGGTGCTATGAAGGCAACTTACTTCCGCGACGAAACCGCCAAGCGCCCTGTCAACATTCGCAACATTCAGCACAGAACTGGTTCAACCATTCTTGGCAACTACAACCATAACTACGATGTTGTCCATATTGTAGGCGGCTACTCTAACCCAAGAGCATTCATTGACGAACAGCCAACACTACCGACTGTAGCAGAAGGCGCTGATGTTGTCAAGACTATTCTTGACATCGAAAGAGGGAAAAACGGACACTTTACATTCGTTGACGACTACAACGCTGGCTACCTAACAGGGTCCGGAGACTACAAAAATAAGACTGTCATAGTCAACCGCTTCTCATCTCCCGGCTCTTTCGAGTCTATGACTCCTGCCTTCAAGGACTTCCGTTCTGGTGACTTCTCAGTCTACAACACAATTAACAACAGAAACCTTACTTCACGTCGCCCATTCCAAGGCGTAACTTCTTCGATTGTTTCTCAGACAACAGGAATTAGAAGTTTCGATCACACTGGCAAAGACTTTGGTTTTACAAACTTGGCTGCACGTCATGCTACTAGATTCTTCCGTGATTCTCACGTTGAGAGCGACACTGACTTCTCCAACGTGCCAAGAAACACCCCTGACTTAAATTCTCCCGGAAAAGCTGACGATGCGTTTACCGAAGCGCCATCATTCCACAAAGTTCATAGAAACAATGTCATAAAGGCTAGAGAAGTAGAAACAATTACCACCACAACCTATCAAAATCAAAATTCTTTACGTTTTACAGACACAACAGACGCTAAAAGCTTATCTACTCGTAACTTTGATTTAACTTCTAGAGAGATGACTTTTTCTTTCTGGATTTATGATGATAAGACAATCGGTAGCAATGTTGTTAAGCACATTTTCTCGTTAAATGTCCCTACTGGTTCATTAGATGATGAATTTTCACCACTCCAGATTTCTCTAACAAATAACAGTCCCGATTCTCAAATAGCAATTGCTTTTTCTGATGCTGATGAGAGTTCAAAATCTAGCGACATAAGATACTTGAGTGCTAATACAGTTACCAGAGATCAATGGAACCACATTTTTATACGTTGGGACGGAGATTCAAGCAATAAGCCTGAGATTTGGATTAACAATACTGCAAGTAACTCAACCCCAATCGGTTCTTTCTCAGATCCAATTAACATCACTTACGGCTCTAACCATAGGCACGCTATCGGTAGGGGAACAATTTGGAACCCTAATGTCAACAACCAAGGCAGAGACTATCTAATTGATGAGTTTGGCTTCTGGAATGGGCAACTTTCGGATGCTAACAAAGATAGTTTGTATAATTCTGGCTCGTATTACGACATAGATAGGGATCCAGATTCTGTAAAATCTAGTGACATGTATTTCTATCTCAGAATGGGTGATTCTACTGGAGATGCATCAGTAGGTAATCTATCTGACGGTGATGCAGTCGTAGATGTAGGCGGCATTAATGACTTTGAAGCAGCGGTCACAACAGCAGGTCAGCTACAAATCACGGCATCGACTTTTGATACATTTAGTGAAACTGTTACAAATACACTTACAGAAGTTGTCTGCGACCAAAAGTACGACAACCTAAATCTACACCACCAGATCCCACGCTCTGATCGCCAATACTCTTGGTTTGCACACTCAATTACTCATACAGGTGCTTGCGAGCCACGCTACTCTGGCTTCATGCAGGTAAACTCGCCTATCGCACCTTACTACGAGATCACAGGTAACTACTACCCGTTCTTTGATTATGTGTCAGCATCTGCTGCTACATCTGGAATCTACCAGAACACAACAAGATTGGACTTGCTTGTTCTCGATAAGACTGGTTCTGCCATAAACACTCTTGGCGAGCCAACAATCAGCGGCGCACTACAGACACCCGCAGAAGGCGAGAGACTAAACGCTTTGCTTATCCATCGTGGTGACACATATGGCTGGAACTGGCGTGCCCTCCACCAGAAAGATCACCCGATCTTGGACCGAGAACACAAAGAAAACCTACTCACAGCAGTCAAGGGAACTACAATCAGAGAGTTCCGACTACCACCGGTTTCTCTCCGTGGTCGCCCAGTTGTGGTCAACATGGATGTTGACGGGCAAAACGTTTCCCTCAAGACAACACACAACAACGAGAAGATCTACTTCAACGAGCGCGAATTGAATGACCTTGTGTTCGAGAAAGAAGATCCAACACTCACCCCATTTGACCAGTTGTTAGAAGTATCTCAACAGCAAGGTTCTAGCCTAAACTGGATCCATTACTCTGAAACCCTATTCCCGTCCACAAGAAACGAATTCTCAAGCGGCTCACGCGAGAGACTTGGCTACGACAACAAGTTCTGGAGAGATAGTCGTAGCGATAGAGCAGAACTAGGAAATTCATTTACAAACTCATTCAATCTTGTTGTCTCGCAAAGTAGTTGGATTTTGGATGCTCCTGACAACTTCATTGATAGAACAGCAATCTTGACAGGAAACTTCAATGGCTCCAGCTTTACAGATTACTTGACAGCTTCTAACTATGATTCTCCATCGCTAGAGGGCAATGCAGGAGAGCTACAAAACCTCTACTTGATGGCTTATGTAAAATCATCTACACCCATTTATCTCCCAACTAACTCTACTAAAGCAATTCTAAATGCTGCATCTGCTCTTTATTCTAGAAAGCAGAACTTGACTTCACCAAACTCGGTTGTTTCAAGAACAGGCTTTGCCAAAACTAGTAGTTCGCCTGATTCATTTACAGATCAGATTGGAATTGGTGCTGGTGAGGCGTTGTGGGAAGCAGGAACTTATGCCACAATTAACGTCAAGTCTGGTAGTTCTTTCATAACTTCTTCTTACCGATCTGAGCCTTGGTTCGATGAATATGGGGACTTCCGCGAAGAGTTGCAACTTGCTGCGAGAGATTACGCCATTATTCCAGAGTTCAGAATCTCAGAACACATTAACGAATACGTCAAGGGCGGAACTTTCAACAAGTTTAACTTCGACACATTTGAGATCCCCGGAACAACAATCAGCAGTTCACAGCAGAACTTCTACAAGGACTATTCTAACTCTGACTTCTTGCGAGAGTTCGCAAGCATCAAGGATAAGTCCGGACTAAATGCGAAAGAAATAATGTTGACCTGTAAGGCAGCAGTTCGCTTCAATCCCTACAAGGGCTTCTACCCAGCACAGAGAACGCTTGACTTGGTAAGCCAGTTCTCAAGTTCTTTTGCTGCTGGATTTAGTGCTACTTATCCAAAATTAGGGGGAGGCACCAACACTGTTGGAGGATTTAATGGCTCTGTGTCTGGAATTTATAGACCAGTGATCCAGCCCCTTTTCTCTCCCGGTATCCTCTACAACTCCATTAAATCTGGAATCGCTGTTGATTATCCGGTTGTCAATAACAAAAAGAAAATTTCAACATTTAACTTCACCGGCTCTAATGCAGACGCTGAAAACTACATGTTAATTCCGATAACTTCTTCGGAAGTGTCTTTGGATGATTATAACCCGCAAAATTCTTATTGGGACCTTCGTGTTCCATTCGAGACTATGATCGAACCCGGAAAATACATAGACAAAGTTGAGTTCTTAGACTTTGAGCCACACCCTTCTGCTTCTATAAATATAACAGCTTCTCTTGACACTTCTGTCTCAGACGGAATTTACGAACTTATGGCAAAGAACTTCTTTGGACAGACAGGCGACTTCTTCTTGAAGAACTCTTCTTACACCAAAATTGAGTCTGATCTTATCCAAGATGGACTCAAGTTCAAAGATGGCGATGTTTTTGCTGCGAGACTAAAAATCAGAAAGTCTCATAATGGTAAAAGGTTCTACAATAGTGAATCTGGCTCCACCGGAGATAATGAGTACTTCTCAACAAATGGCGCTTTAGCAACTCGCAGCACCGGAAGCAATGTGATCTCTTTGAGTGCTTCATTCCCGATTCCCCAAGATCCTGCACACAATTCTGAGTTTCAAGAAACATTTACAATGTATTCTCGTCCAACTGCGTTCGGTCCATCTATCAGTGGCAGAAACTCTGATTCTTCTGAGAATCATGCAGATGCATTCTTAAGTGGAACTCTTGACTCACTAGAGGGATACAACTGGGCATACACGCCGCCTTATTACCACGGCGAGTCTTGGGTTGATTTTATTTTCCGTCCAGATTCTACCAAAACTTATACACTTGAAGATATTCTTACTGAAACCGAGGCAATATACTGGCGCGTTGATCCGGGCAGAATAATTGAAGGCACCGCAGACAGCAACCTCGACGGCTACTCCAATCTTCAAAGAGCACTCATAGACCATGGCTATGACGCCAGCAGTGGTATTTCTGGTCAGCAGGCAATTTATGGTGGAAGCGTAATCAACAAGAACGCAATGCAACTTGATTCTTCTCTCAACCTCTTCGGTGTCGAGAGAGTCCCCAAGAAGCGCAAAGACAAATTCGGAAACACAATTCTAGATCAAAACGAACTCGCAGGCAAGCGCTGGGTTATTCAGCCTAAGTGGGAAACCCCGATGCTTAATTTCGCGAACGTGAAAGAAGATAGCAACAATATTACCTACCCAACTAACTTCTCCGAGTCAGTTCCCCGTGGTATGTGGCACCAGTTTGGCGAAATGCCGACAGATCCAGATACAGGCGTGTTCCTAGAAATTGGTGATATTCCAAACGACTGGCTTAAATATCACTATGATGTGATCAACATGAGTTCATCATACAACAATAACGACCCACTAGGCTCAGGCTCCACAGCCTACCTAGATTATCAGTCATTAAGCGACCTATTCGGCTTCTCACGCTCTCAGAAAAAAGACAGCGCAAAGGTACGCCTTGGAGAAATTGCGGATAAGAGAGAGGTATATGAAGCGGTTGTGGCAATTCCTTACATTCTTGAAGCAAACGAAGATTACGGAAATGCCAAGACTGACGATGACAAGAACCGCAAGAAGTTTATAAACATACCAAGGCAGCGCTTTAGAGCGGCACTAAAGGAACGTGAGGGCTCACAAGATGGCGATTCACTAGAAGCAGCAGGCGAGAGCATCCGTAAGATGGTTCAGAAGATGAAGCGCTACGTTCTCCCACCACAATTCGACTTCATCAATTTTGATGAAATTGATCCCATTGTAATGTACTTCTTTGAGTTCAAGTACGAGTTTGACAAGGACGATCTCTCCTACATCTGGCAGAACCTTGCTCCGAGAGACTACAAGAAGATTACATTCCAAGAAGCAAAGGTTGCTCACGATCTAATGAACAACGAGCTTCTAGATGAAAGTAACTTGATGGATAACCCCAACCTACGTTGGATGGTTTTCAAGGTCAAGCAGAAGGCAACAAAGGATTACTACGATCTCATCCCGCCACAGGTCAAGGCAGCGAGACCCACAAGCAACCTCGATAAGCCCGAGACCGACAAGGATGATGAATACCTCCAGTTCAACTGGCCATACGATTACCTTTCCTTCGTAGAACTAGTTAAGCTAGAAGCCGATGTTCTCTACAAGGCAGATCAAGAAGAGCCGCAATGAAGTTCCTAAACAAGAAAGAGCAAGTGTTCGACATCCAGCTTACTCCTTATGGAAAACACAAGTTGGGTGCTGGAACTCTCAAGCCAACCTATTATGCGTTCTTTGATGATAATGTCCTCTATGATATTCGTTATTCTTCTGCTTCTGTAGACGAACCACAAAACGATATCCATAAGCGTATCAAGCAAGAGACACAATACCTTGAGAGTCAGACCTTATTCCGTCAGGTAATGAGCGGAGCTATCGTACAGGGTGGTATTCTTCAGGATACCATCTATGAGCAAGAAGAGAGTCTTCTAACTTCTGATGGCTTTATTGGAGACGCCAAACTACTCTCAAAAGATACCAACGTAGCGCCTGCTTGGAAGGTCGTGAGTTTGCAGAACTACATCACATCTTCTGCGCTTGAAGATCTGAGAAACAAATCAAAAGTTCCACAAATCAACATTACTGCGTCCTACATTCTTGAAGCAGTACAGCCTGAAGATTTAGCTGTTGGTTTAGAAACAATGGCAGAGCTAAACACTGTTGGAGAATTTTCAGATGGTAAAAGGGTAAAGCTGTCTACCAATCATCCTCTAATTTATCTTGAAGAACTAAACACAGAATTATTGACTGAGAACTTTGATATTGAAGTATTTGAAGTGGTATCGAACTCCCCGGATGATGATTTCCGAAGACTATATTTCAACAAAACAGAGCCACAAATTGTCAATGGAATGCTGGTTTCAGCGCAGCCAGTAGGAAATGTGCAAACATTAACCACGTCTTCCGTTGAATATTATTTCTCTATACTAACAGATACTCAAGTAGATCCAAAAACTGCTTGTAGGCATGTTGAGCAGTTTAACACAGAAAACTATTTAATAGACCTAGACTTTGATTGTTCAGATGTCGAGGGTGAGGATATCTATTTTGATATCTACGGCAGAGTTACGGAGTCAGAAATATGTCCCGATTAATCTTTGAGGGTGATACCACGGAACGCTTTGGTAAACTATTTCCAAAGCCTTTTATCCAAGAGATAAGGGTATACGATGACGCCATCCAAGCAGACGTTATGTTGTTTTTGGAGGTGCCTCTTGAACAAGCCGAAACAGACAATCTTATCGGTAGAATAAACGAGAATCTTCGTGTATTTGGTGCTTTCTTAGAACAAGATCAATTCAATAGGACAATCAACCCTAATTCTCAAAGTAATTTCTACAAGAACAGTTTCTTTGCTTTACATTTCAATATAAATGATTACGAAATAACAGAACCACTCCAAAATATAGAGTATCACTATAACTCTGAAGGTAAGCGATTTGCTAAGTGCTTGGTGACTTTTGAATACACGGAAATAGCGGGCTTCCTCAATTTGCAGAGAGATAGATATTTTGCCGCCTTTACTTCATTCACTTCACCTTCTTCTGAACTAGAATTTGAAGGTAATTTTGAAAAAGACGTGTTGAGTGCAGCAACAAAATCCGAAAGAGCACTTTACAGAAACCAGACATCCGACTTGGTTTACGAAAAAATCCTCAATGCCGATGGTACCCTAAATACAGGCAAGCAAAACGCTTATCAAGAACCAGACGGCAATTACTACGGCAAGACCCCTTTACAATCTCTTGGTAAGATATACAAGCAAACCAACAAGATTACCCACCAAAGAGTAATCGATTTGGTCAACCCAGTAGTATCTCCTTATGTTGGCTCAATCCCAGAAGCCGACAAGATATCGATGACCTTATCTCAATACTCGAACGACCCTGCCCTACTGACGCAACTCGAAAAGGATATTAACTCTTTTACCAACAAGAGTTCCGCCACAACAACTGGACAGTTTTATTCACAGCTTGTTGACGTTGTTGCCGATATCGATAATCTTCTACAAGCCGAGACGACTCTCAACAAAAGGCTTGAGACTAACACGAAGATAAAAGATAGAAGAGGCGATCGGACTTTTATATCCAGTGTTGATTCTTTGAATACCACGCTGACTAGTGAAGCCGCTGGTGAATACATATACTTACCATTTGTTTCAAGATATTTGAAACCAGCAGTATCTACACTTACGATGCCTGTAATTGGTGATGAATTTGTCGTTAAGAACTTATCTTACATCTTTTTTGATTACGAAAAGAATCTAAACTATGAATCAAGAATAAGCAATTATTTCAACCCATACAATCTGAAACAGATTTTTGGAGTCAATTGTTTCAACAATTATTACAGAATCAAAAACATAATGGTTGAGAAGTTTGC